ATATTCGTGCCGGACTTGACGCCACCAACAACAGATGAAGACGCAATAACAGGCGGGAAATATTCCGGCTTGTCCGTGACCTCATCCCACGCAGGAGGCGTCGTGCGAACAGAAATTTCACCATTTGCAGCGATAGAGACGCCATTGCCAGCAATTACACCGCCGAGCGTGTCATTTGTTGCAATCGCAACCGGGAACACCGCAGGCTTGTCGAGAACCTCGTTCCAGTAAGGCGCAGCCTGCACAGTGTTAATCGTGCCGTCTGCCTCGATGTTAATACCAGCGCCTTCCTTAACGCCACCCAACTGCTTCTCAGAGGCAATAGGAGGCGTGAACGTGGCAGGCTTACCAGTAATGTCGTTCCATGTCGGAGCCGCGCTGCTTACGCTGATGACGCCAGAGCCATCAATATTGACGCCTGTTCCAGCAATAACACCACCCAATGCAGACTTCGTTGCAGGAGCCACAGGGAATGTTGCAGGCTTGCCAGTGACCTCTGCCCATGTTGGCGCATCATACTGCGCGCTTAATGTGCCATCTGGCTGAACATTCAAACCAGCGCCGACCTTGAAGCCACCAAGTTGGTCTTTACCGCCGATGGCAACCGGGAATGTTGAAGGCTTGTTGGTGATCGCTGTCCAATCAACTGAACCACCACCGCCATTGGCGCTTAATACGCCGCCAGTAACCGTCAGGCCGCTACCGATAGACGTAAATGGCTTGTTGGTGACATTGGACCAATCAGTGCCAAGCGAACCAGTGGCTGAAATTGTGCCATCCGCAGCAATCGTGATGTTGGTGCCTTGCTTAACACCGCCTAATTGCGACGTAGACGCAATTACTGGCGTGAATGCGGTTGGCTTGTTGGTGATAGCAGACCAATCAACGGATCCACCGCCGCCAGTAACATTCAGCGCACCGCCTGTAACAGATAAGCCTGTGCCTAATGTCTCAAATGGCTTGCCCGTGACGGCTGTCCATGCAGAACCAATCGTTCCAGACGCTGAAATCGTGCCGTCAGCCGCAATTGCAATGTTCGTTCCTGCCTTTACTGTGCCTAACGCGCTGCCATTTGTGCCGGGAGCGCCAATATCATCACCGTTGAGGACAACAGTCGGTCCATTCTTGCCGTTTACGCTCGTAACAGCCGTTGCATTCGGCATCGGCGCTTTGTTTAATTCGTCAGACATCTAAAGGCTCCAAAATAAGAGAAAACCGTCAGTAATTAACGACACCGGTCTGAATGAACGTCGCACGAAGCGATCCAGCGCCTGAATTAAGCAAAATGCGCGCAAATAGTGGTGTTGGAGAGACTTTCGCCAGCGCATTCTTGGTGGAATTTACAACCGCAGGATCCGCTGCATCGAACCAGACCATATTTCCGGCAAGCATAATTGGACCTGTAGGATCATTCGGATCATCAAACGTCGTCTGCAACGTGTAATTTACCGTGCCAGTGACAACAATTTGGACACTCACATCGCCGATCGACCAAGGATCAAGGCGAACAAGCGGAGTCGACGCTCCAGCCGCCGAATTCGCAGGAATAGTAACGTGTATCGGCTGCATAAATCGCTCCTAAATATAAAAATGCGGGAGGTTTGAAAGCCTCCCGCGTTGTTCCGCGAAGGGGAGGACGCGAGACAACATCGCCGTCATCGAGCGACGATTAGTAATTTGCCGCAGCGCCGCGTTTTTGACCCCCAGCAGCAGACGAAAATACGCCGCCACCAGACTTGCGAGCAGGACGATCAGCGCGATACTCAGACTTCTCGCCTTCGCACTTCATTTCTTTCTTGCCCTTCATAGCGCCGCCGACTTTTTTCTTCGTGCGACCACCCTTTTTGAAGGTCTCTTCTTTTGACTCAGCGTCTTTCAATGTCGCTGCCGGTCCTTTGTAAGCACCCATTGTCCTATTCCTTCTCAGTAACTGTTAATCGCCTGCGCATACTGAATAGCCACATAGCCCTTGCCAGTGCCGGCATTGTCAGCCTTGACAAAAATCTGCACGTCTTTAGGGCCAACATTCGCCCACACCGCAGCCTCTGCATCCGTGTCAGCCGCAGCCGTCGTCGTTCCAGCCGCGCATTGCGCAGATGTCGTCAACTCATTTGCAGCAGGGGAAATGCCGATGGTGTATTGGTTAGATGCGCCAGTGAAATCAACAAGCGCATACGAAATAATCGAAATAATTGCGCTGCCAGCAGGGATAACAATCGATGTTGGCTTTGCAGCAATGTCCTGCGTGATTGTCGCGCCTTGCGCCATCACAACATAACCGCGATTTGATACGTCTACACCAATGGTTGTGCCAGACGTGTCTCGTATTGTTCCAGCCGTAATTGGGCCAGAGAAGTGTGTTCTAGGCATTATAAACCTCCTGTGCGAGGGTTGGCCGCTCAGTCTGCACAGCGTCAGCCCGGACTGTCTGTGCGGCTAAATCCCGGGAATATTGAAGACGGGAGCATGAAACCAGAGGCTCCCGCCGTGTTTCTTAGCCTGGGAACGAACCCCAAATGGCGCGAGGATTGTAATAGCCGAAGCTATAACGCTCGTACGCTTTCACGAGGAGGTTGTCCGAGACGAAATCGACGGTCATGTCGGTTTCGAACTTTACGCGCTCCATGTATGAAAGGCCGTCAATGTTCGTCAGCAAGAACCAAGCAGACGGAGACGTAAGGAAGTCGAGAACCATATGGCCCTCTGACAAGCCCCCGGCGGTTGTCAAAATCGCGTTAGTATCATTGTCCGCAGTGCCTGGACGCAGTTCTGTCTTCAACAGACGAATTGCAGTTGGCTCCAACTGAGGCGGAACAATCAAACGCTTGCCGCGAGCAAACACTTTCAGGCCAGCTTGATCGCGGAAGCCTGTTCTAATGCCAATCATAGCATTAAGAAGCGTCGACTCATTCAACTGAACGTCAGTCGCAGGACGGTTTGAATAAACGCCGCCATCAATCGGATGGAACTGCGAGCAAAGCGCCGTGCCATCGCCACCGATTGCAGGGTTGTAAACCGTTGCCGTGTTCAAAAGGTTTGCACCAAAAATTTCCTTCGTTTGCTGGAAAGATTCCATCAGACCAAGGTTAGAAGGAGCAAACTGTGTCTTATAAAGGTTATCGTCGATCGCTTTGCGTGTCAGGCTATAGCCAAGAGACACTTCTGTGTGCTCTTGTGAATAGACATAACGCTCGCCAGATGTGTTATCAAAAGCAGTCTGACCGCCTTCGTTCTTCAACTGTGCAAGACCAAGATAACGCATTTCAGCAGTGCGCTCGAAAGCCATCTTCGAGTCATGCTTGGTGAATACCTTGTCATACTGACTAGGTATCATGTCATACTTGCCTTCAATGCCTCTCAGTCCTGGAAGCAGAAGGTCTTTAATCTGTGAAAGATTAATAGCCATTATTTAGCCTCCACTAACTGGATGCCAACAGTCGCACCGTTGTTGCGCGTGATGACATTGTTGAAGGCGACAAAAACGCGGTTGTAAGCCGTTGTCGCATCCGTGCCTGGCGCTCCTGGTGGGAACGTCTCAAGCGCAACAATGCGAAATGGAAGCGTAGCCGCTGAGCCAGTGCCCTGGACATATGCGCCAGATGAACCAGTCGCCGTATTGCCAATGCCGACCGCAAACTGGATCAACTGCCCAATCTGAGCATTGGTGATCGCAACATTGCCGCCCTGCACAAGGAACTGCGCATTCGGATCATTGATGATGTAAGCCTCAACGTCGCCGTTAGCATCACTGCCAGGCCAGTAACGTGACCAAACAACATGCTTCTGGCTGACAGATTGATACTTACAACCAATGAAAATGCCGGCGAGCGTAGCCGTTCCAGGAACAGCTTGCTGAATGTAGCCGGTAGCAGGCGTAACAAACGATACGGGATCGCCGTAGAAAATTGGCGTATTGTTATTCGCAGCAATAAGCGCCGTTACCTGCTCATAAGTAGGTGACGAACCAGTGCCGCGAGACTGTAAGAAACCGAAGGGCGTATTTAGATTCGCCATGACGGATTCTCCCTTCTCAGAGAGGCTCGTCATCGCGCGCCGGGGCGATTAAGAAGCCGGATAATGTTTGTGTTCCACACCGGGGGAACAATCGTCAGGAATATAAAACCGGTAATCACTTTTGTAAAGTGCTTGCGAACGCTGCTTGTGTATAAGGAGCGGGTAAAAACCCGCCCCTAACACGCATCTGCAATTACTTGTCAGGAACAGGCATCGACTCATACGAACGCCGAATGCGCGTCTGTCCTGGATTGCGCTCAAAATGGCCCTCAGGCGTGCCCTGCAATTGCGCTTCCTTAAAGCGAACCTGATCACGCGCAGCCTTAATATCCTCTGCACGATATTCTTCCAGAATTTCCGTCGGAATACGCATCAGGATCATTCCCTTGCGCATAATAACGTCCATGTCGGAATCTTTCGGCATCAACTCCGGATGATCAGAACGTGGAACAGTCTGCCATCCACGCTCTTCAGACGCCATCATGTTAGAAATCTGACGCTGCTCATATAGCGACCATGAATGCCACTGATGCGTCCAGCCATCGCCATCCAAATAAGAGACGTCAAACTCATCCTCATTGCCATAGCGATTAACACGATGCTTGCGCAGTTGAGCAGCACGCTCAGCAGCACTCGCCTCTCTTGGAACCCGCGTCGGCTTAGCCGCCAAATCCGTCGATACAGCATCCGAAATCTGTGGCTTAACCGCAGGCGTAATACGCGGCTTAATCTTTTGCTCAGTCATCCTCGTGACCTCTTCTTTTCTCTCATCATGTTGCGATAATACTCTTCATAGCTGACGCCACTGATCTGAGCGGCTTCTTTCTCAGCACTTGTAAGAGTAAATGTGCCCTTGCGCGATCCACCGCGGCTAACAGGAGCAGCAGGAGGCGCAACAGAACGACGCCCAGCAGAAGAAATTGGCTCGTCAGAAACCTCCTCCTCTTCCCGGCCTCTATCCTTCAAACCTAACTCACGCTCGATCGCATCAAAATAACTATCGCTCTCAATAACGTGACCCTGACCAACAGCCTTGTGATGCGCAGCCGCAATCAAATGACGATTCGCCTCCTGATCAATCCCAATGGCTTCGCGATTAGACCGGATCCAACTCGCCGTCCTTGGTGATTGGCTGGATATCCACTGATCCAATTGGCTCGATGGTGAAGGCGCAACTTGCTGAACAGGTTGCTTAGCCAATTTCTCCAACTGGCCCTGGCTAATCTGAAGACGCTCCATCGCCTGGACATGCGTCACCATTTCACGCTGCAACTCTGCCTCTTTCTGGTAATCGCCGATCGACTTCGCCTCAGCAATTTCCTGAACAAGACCCTTCTCGCGCGCCTTCATAAACGTCAGGCTATCCGATACGCTTTGACGCTGCGCAGCAACAGCCTTTGCACGCTCCTGGTTAGCAGCAACAGCAGCCTCCTGAGCACGCTGTTCAGCCTCAGCACGAAGACGCTTCTCTTCTTCAAAGGCTTTCTTCTGCGCCTCCAGGCTTGCCTTCAAATCAGCAATGCCCTTTTCAGGATCCGTCGCATCGTCAGCGTCTTCTGCATCCGATGACGCTTCTAACTCTAACTCCTGATCATCCTGATCTTCATCCTCAGGCTTCTTCTTAGGATCAGCCATTACAGCACCTCTCAATAAACCATGTCGGGATCACTAACCCGCATCTTAATGTTATGATCAGGAACAAGACGGCACATCACGCCATTAACAAGCATGGAATACGCAGCCGCAGCCGGTAAAATAACCCAGTCGCCAAGCGAAAACTCGCCGTCGCCCCAGCTATGCTCCTCATCAGGAAAAAAAGCATGTTCGCCCATCTTCAAAATCAGGCCAACTTTTGACTGATAACGGTCCTCTTCAACCGTCCGATCAGCTAAATACAAACCGCTCTTTGTCTTTGTTGGACGCTGATAAACAGCCAACAACACATGGCGATTAAAAACCTCAACGCCTGATATGTCGCCAATGTCAGATAATATCTTCTCTTTTGGCTCAACCTCGTGATCAATTTTCACATAAGGCATATATGCACCCCTTACGAATATCGCTTGTTTACCTCAGATATCGCCTCTTCGACGATCACAAGACTCTGACGCAAACCAGCAATCTTTCCAGCGCAACGGGCATAGGCTTCAAAGTTCTCCACATTTCCTAGCGATAATTCAAAAGACAGCCGATCAATTTCATCATTCATCAGCTTAATAATTTCACGCTCTAATAAATCTGCGCGCGTCACACTACTCATCAACACCACCACAATTAAGAGAGGACGATAGGAAAAAGAGGAAAACTATCGCCCTCTCTTCTCAGCTTAGTGAGACACAGAACGGATCCCCGCTTTGTGTAATCTACCTAAGCCACTACCCGCACCTGCTTTCAACGAGGCATAACTTGCATTGCCGGTCCTTCCACCGCTTTTGCGCGCCATCGGTTGAACACCAGGAGGAACAGCCGGACCTGCACCAGGAGGCGGAACATTCGGCGTCAATCCTGGAGGAGGATTGCCCGGCGTAGGACCAGCGCCTGGAGGAGGAGAAGGAGGCGTAATTGCGCGAGGAGGCGCAGCCATCGGAGGAACCGGTACCGGCATCTGGCCAGGAGGAGCACCCGCCTGATCCTTGCTCATATCAAACGTAATCTGAATGCTCGGCTTGCCCTTACCCTTTGATGACTTTTTCTTAGAGCCGCCGTTTAAGGATCCGCCCCATGCACGCTTGGCGCGACCGCCTTTGTTCATACTGCCAGCCTTTTGAACCGCAGCACCTGACATTGGCTTGCCCTCTTCAGCATTCATCACTGAATAATACTGAACGTCATTGCCAAGGTTGTCGTCGCTATCGCCATCATTCTCTTTATCAGGACCATCAGACGCGCCGCCACCAGCTTTCTTAACAACCTTGCCGCCCTTCTTAATTGGCAAACGCATGCCAGAATAATCAGCATTGGCAGGCTTGATGTTGGACACATCCTCTTCCGCATCATTAGAAGGAGAAGGACCACCAGAAGCACGCTTAATCTTGCCGCCCTTTTTGTAGTTCTGATACTTGCCAGAACGGGACATAGCCTCCTCAGCAGAAGGAAGACGACGGTCCTTAGCCTCTTCATTTGTTGTTGGACCTGAAACGCCGCTGCCAGATGTTCCACCAGCAACCGCACGACCCGTTGAGCCGCCACTTGCTAAGCGACCGCCGGCTTTGCGCCCTTTACGATCAGCGCGACATCCTGGCTTAGATCCTTCAGCCGCAGAAGAGAGCAAACGACCGCCAGCCTTCTTTGCAACAGGCTGCTTGCCAGTCTTCTCTTCCGCATTAAACACGCCGGCGCCATAAAATGGCTTTTGCGTATTGCTCATTCCCACAAGACGGCTGGCCTTGGCCTTAGCACGCTCCTGCGCTTGTTTTGCTGTCATTATACTCATAACGCTCTCCGAAGATTAAGCGGCGTCCCGCTATCCACGCGCCTGCGAGGATTTCTTGCCCTGCTCAAACCACTCTGAGTGATGAAGTAAGCCATCATCCAAATAATGATCTGCATTCGGGAATTGCTGTTCGTAATGGCGCATGGGCATTCGCCGAACCGACCCGCCGCGCTTGTAGTTATCCTCCCCATAATCCGGTATCGATTCATTAAATCGACGAACATAATCCGATCGCTTAGCGCCTTGCTGATTAGAACCAGGCGTCGGCTTAAATCTGCGCTGATCAGGTATTGTCACACTGAAATTCGTCGGGATCTGCGCGCCATTCTCATCCCGAACATACGGGCCTGGCTCCGTCTCACCCTTGCGCTTGCCTCGCGTGATCACACGCGATTCACCACGCTGATATTGTGGATCAAACGGAACCATAAACCCGCCGCTATCAACATGATTGCCGATCATGTCTGACTTGGCCTTCGTTTCCGTGTCCTTATTCTTCAATCCAATGATAACGCCCTCTTGTCCATCAGGCGTCTTATCAATCGGTCTAAAGTCATGCGTATCGCCAGAAACCACGCGATATGATCGACCAGTTTCTTCGCTATTAACCGTATGCGGCAACTCATCGCCATGCGTGAAAACCATCGCGACGTTATCACCACGCCGCAATCGGTCTTCCATGCCATTCACGCCGGACCAATTCTGATACGGATTAGTAAAATCATCAGTTGATACGCCGCTCGACGAATACGTCAGATGGTGATTAAGACCACCAGGCTTCGTGTTCAGCTTTGTATAATCATAAAACTGAACATCCGGATGCGCATCAAACAATGGCTTCCAAACAGATGGCGGCAAATCAGAATAAGTATTAAGCCTCATGCCAAGCATGTTGCCGTCGCCCAATGCCTCGCCAGCCTTGCCAGATATTTGATCGCTCAAGCGTGTCGCAAACAAATCAGGACGCTGGAACATCAGTATCGATCGGCCTAGCTGATTAACACGCGGGACATTCATCCCACCGCGATCATTCGTCAGACCGTAAATATCCTTGCCGCCGCCTTGCATATACGCCTGATTAGCCTTCTTGCCGATGCAGCTATCAATACAAACGCCGTGCTCAGGGCATAAATTCATCTTGCCCCATTGCAAAGCAGGAGACATCGACAAGCCATTGGTCTCCACGCCAACGCCGTCCCAGGTCAGGCCCTCTTTCGTCGCTTTCTGCAACTTGGCGTTTTGAGACAACAAGGATCCAGGCTTGCCGCTATACTCGCCAAGATATCGCTTCACATCGCCCATCACCTCATTACTGTGACGCATACGATCCTTTGGCGATAAGGAATTATGATAGTCTAAGGACTTCTGGAACTCGTCACGCAATTGGCTTGGCGTCCAAAACTGCGCAGGCTCATTCAGCGCATCACGCCATGCCGCCCCATCAGGAACGACATCATAGCCATTCGCACGAAGGATATGACCAACCGTGCCAGTCTGATCAGGCTTGGATATAATGTTAGGCTTGGCAATTTGTTGCTCAGCAGACGCAACAGCATTACCGACACCGGTCTCCGCTCTTGCAACATCCGATACAGCATCCGCAGCCTTTGCAGCTTTGCCAACCTCTTCCGCAGCGCGCGCAACTTTCCCAACCTTGCCAGCCGCTGGAACAACCATGCCAATTGCTTGCATCGTAGCAGGGAAATAATGGCCCTCTTTAACATTCTGCTTAATCGATGGCTCGTAACCGCCCTCAGCATTCGGCATGTAACCTAAAGCATCCTGCACGCCGCCAGCTTGCGTCATACCATACAAACCTAAGCCAATTTTCTTCGCAGTCTTAGCGCCACCTTCAGGATCATACTGTGGAGCAGATCCCTTTAACTCTTGCGCAAGAAACTTCTCTTTCGACGCCTCTTCTGCCTGATCAGCAACACCGCCCTCAGCATAAGAACGTCGCGCCATATCGCGCGCGTAATCTAGCGCAGACTTCATCGCATCCTCGCTGCGTTACGAGCATATTCTAACGCTTCGCGCTCATGATGCTCTTCATTAAACTTACCGCCTCGCGCACCTAACGGCGCATACCAACTGTCGCCAAAAAATGCGTCCCAATATATAGAGTCCGAGGCATCCGGATAAGAAAATGAATTACCAGCATCGGCATACTGTTGATAATTTGAGTAACCCTGCGATTGAGCAAACTGATCATTCGCGTAAGATTGTTCATCTGAGTAACCAGCACTTGACGCCGCCTCATATGTCGGCGCACTCGTAAACCCTTCGCTCGACGCCGTTTCATATTCGCTAGGACTCGTAAACCCTTCAGATGTTGCAGTCGAATAATCGTTGTAATTCGTAAACCCTTCATTCATAGCAGTCTCAAACGATGGCGCGCTAAAAAATCCTTCGCTTGTCGCCGTTGCATAATCAGAGGCGTTCGTGAAACCCTCAGCCGAGGCGCGCGCATAATCAGCAGGATTGGTGAACCCCTCGCTTGTTGCTGCCTGATATTCTGATGGGCTGCTAAATCCTTCAGCCGCTGCCGTCTCATATGCGTTATTGCTGCTATAGCCTTCAGACTGAGCAACACGCGCTTCCGCCGCGCTGTTCCAGCCATTGTCTTGCGCTATCTGATCCGCAACGCTGATGTTGCTTTCTCGTGCATCAGATATTGCCTGGGAATATTCCTCAGCACTTGGCGTCGGACTATTACTTTCCTGAGCATCCGATTGAGCCGCCTTGTAAGTAGAAGCAGACGCATAACCGCTGCTAACAGCCGCCTTATAATCAGAAGCAGAAAGACCAGAAGCCTCTTGCGCAGTAACAGTTTTTGTTACCGTCTGATTTTCATACGACGTGACCGCAACCTGCCGCGTCGTCGCAGGCGTCATATATGAAACAGCAAACTGACCTTCGCCAGATGTCTCCATATGGCCCGGAACTGTTTCTGTCTGATATGTCGTGACAGGAACTCTTATCGTTGACGTCACAGTAACCATCTGTGATCCGTCGCCGCTTAACTGACCGCTCCATGCAACAGGACCGCTTGGCGCAGATGAACCCCCGGCAGTCTCGCCGCCAGCAACCTCAGATCCACCACCGCCACTACTGCCGCCAATATATCCAGATCCACCCGCATCAGACGTCGGACCAGGAGCAGAAGATCCGCCGCCAGTATTGCCGCCGACATCTGGAACAGGCATCGGCGATGGATTAGACCCACCACCACCGCTTGGAGCCGGAGAAGGCGATGGAGCCGGCGTCGGAGTAGGCGCAGGCGTCGGTTGTGGATGAGGCGCAGGAGTAGGAGCCGGAGTTGGCGTCGGAGTTGGCTGCGGAGTAGGAGCAGGGGTTGGACCTGGTGCTACCTGAACACTGCTACCAGACGATCCACTTGTATTGCTTTGAGTCGTGGATGTATTGCCCTGATTAGGATTGGCCGGCGTCGTCGCGCCCGTGTTCGTATTGCTCGGCGTCGTATTGCTAGACGTATTATTGCTAGGCGGCGTCGTGTTGTTGTTCTGATTGTTCGACGTAGGCGTATTACCTTCCGTCGGCGTCGTCAGATCATTCGGACGGCTTGGCGGCGTGCCGGCTTGCTGACCAACTGCATTATTGCTCTCAGTCTGCGTCGTCTGATCAATCTGATTCAGAACCTTGCCACCCGCACTCTGAACTCTATTGCTGTTCAATAAATTGGTGACGTTATTAATGGCTTGCTTAACCGTTATGTTGCCGCTGCCGTAAATGCCAGGGTTGTTGCCGATGACCTTGCCACTCAACACACTGCTAACAAGAGCATTCGGATCAGCTTTCAACAGCCTCACGCCGTCTCCAGAACCCAGATTGTGCATAAGATAGCCAGCCTCAGGCGTCGGCTTAATTCCATTAGCCTGCAAGACTTGCATATTTTGGATCGTGTAACCCATAATAGCAGTCATGTTTAACGCATTGCCGGCAGCAGAAGGATCCGTCCTGGCGCTCGTGGGAACATTGCCAAGACCAAGCGTCCGCATCACTGTGTTCCATGTTCCAGAAAGGAACTGACCAGGCCCAGCCGCACTCGACAGGTTTGAAGCAGCACCATACTTGCCGCCAGATTCAATGCCGATCATGCCTTGGATAAAATCAGACGCAGCCTGAGCACCGCCAAGCAATCCAGACAATGTCGCAAATTGCTGAGACGCTATATCAGACGCCTTGCCAGCAGCCGTCGAAACCGCAGAACCTAACTTCGTCGAAACCCTATCACCAAAATTCGATATGTTCTGGATAACGCCGCCAACTAATGTCTCGCCATCAGGAGCATTCGTCGATGACGACGTCGCCTGAGAAGACCCGCCATTCATAGAATTAATTTCACTCTGCGTCGGACGCGGAGCAGGAACAGGCGCAAACGACACGCCCGTATTAGCCAGTTCAACAGACTTCTGCGGCTGCATCACAGGAGGCGTAAACGATGGCGCCCCTGGCTGTTCAACCATTGCCTCCTGAGGACCATATGTCGGAATTAACCCAGACGTCGCAGGATCGCTCGGTCTGCCAATGGCCGTGCCCAAGCCCTGATTAGCCAGCATGTTGGAGGCAAAATCTTTTCCGCCAATACTATTCGAACCCGATTGCAGCGAGACATTCGGATCCACATAACCCGCAGACCTCGGACTGTAAGTGCCCAAGCCATTATTGGCCGTTATCGATCCAGCAAAATCCTGCGACCCAATAGAATTAATCGCTTGCTGCAAGGACACATTCGGATCAACGTAACCCGCCTGCATCTGCGTGTTATTGCCCAACCCATTAGGCAATGCCCTAGCCGCAAAATCAGTCGCTCCAATGTTGTTCGTCGCGCTCTGCAACGACACATTCGGATCAACATAGCCTGGCGTCATTTGCGTCACAGTGCCAAGGCCATTGCCCAAAGCATTCGCCGCAAAATCATAACTGCCAGCCGCATTATCCTTGGCAACCGATTGCAGACCATACATCGATGACGCAATTGCATTCGGCGATATGTTGTAGCCTTGCTGGCTTAACGTCGCCGCAATCGCAGAAGGAGAGAAGCCTTGCTGCGCCATCTGAGCAGACAATTCAATCTGAGCCGTCGGCATCGCTTTAATCGACGCATCCAACAACCCATAGGAAGATGCGCCAGTCGTATCACCCAGTCCGCCCTTAGCCGCAATCGTATTGCCGGCAAAGTCATATTGACCAACCTGATTTTGCTGACCAGGCAATGGCGTCAATGGATAAACGTCGCTAATCGACGCCCCTACCCCATAGCCTTGCTGAGACATAATCGTGTCGATCGCACTCTTGGAGAAACCATTCTCCGCAAGCGTCACCGCATACTCACGCGCCGTGTTTAACTGATCTGCCGCCGTGCCTTGCGTCGGATCAATGCCGCCATTTTGTTGAGCCGTAACCGTCGCCGCAACAGTCGGATCAATGCCTGCATTAACCAAAGACTGCTCTTCAGTTAGTGCAAGATTGCCCTTTTGAGGCGTAACAGATGACGTCGTCGGACCCGTCGTTCCACTGCCCGTCGATCCGCCAGGAGTAGCAGATCCGCTATTCGACAATGCCGTCGCCCTGGCAATGTCCATCGCAGATGGCTGCGCACCAGTGCCTGTATATTCAGCCGGCATCTGATAGCCGTAAGACGGAACCTTATACGCCGTAACATCCGGATTGCTCTGCGAATAAGCCTCTGCCTCAGGAAGTATGGATATTTCACCAGCAACATTCGCCTCAGCCTGAGCAGGCGTCTCGCCAGCCTTAATCAGATTAGCAACCTCAGTCACATACTGACGGCTTTGAGCATCCGTCGGCATAACGCCCGTATCTTGGCTAAAGGCGTTATTAATTAAAGACTGGCTGATCTGATCCTGAGAATACTGAGAACCAGGCTGACCCTCCGCGTAAATCTGGTTCTGCAACTGACCATAGGACAGATAGCTATTGCCCTGATTAAGAGCATAGTTCCGATACTCAGGAGAACTCTCAATAGACGCAATAAATGCTGTCGGCGTCTCTAGTCCGTTATTCAATTGCTTTGTAGCCGCAGCAGTCTCAGCCGCGGTCGGAGCACGGCCATAGTCACGCTGATAAACAGCAGTAACAAGATCAGCATTCTGCTTTTGATTATATGCAGAAGAATTCGTAATAGCCGCTGCTAGATCAGCCTCAGTTTGGGCGCCGCTGTTTATCTGCCCTGCCCAATAACTGCTTTGCTCAGCAGTCGGATCACTACCCAGTAACCGCTCATATATGTTCGTTATGTCCTGGCTGACATTGCCGGTAGACTCATAACCGCCCATGACATAGGCAGTGCTGCCGCCGCCATTGCCGCTACCAGATCCACTACCAGATCCACCACCACCCGATGGTGGACCGCTCGGAACGCTCTGCGTCGGCGTCGGATTAGTCGTTGGAGCACCAGGATAACCAGGACCATACAGTCCCGTATCGTGATAGTTCCCGTTCCATAGATCCAATGGATAGGGATTGTTCCATCTGTTATCCGCTTGCCAGGGCGCGCGCCACGTCGTCGGCTGCGTGACAGGCGTGCCAGGAATAACCGGCAGCTTGTCATACGATGGAAGATTATAATTCGCCGGATTATCGCTCTTGCTCAGCAGATTAAGATGATTGCTGCCATATGACGAAGCAGGAACGCTCGACGTAGATAATGGCTGAGACGCAGCACTCGGAGCAGACGTAGACGATGCGCTCATCGCCATAGGCGCAGCGCCTGACGCCATCAATGGCCCCATAACCGGAGAGCCAATGTCCGTCGATCCAATGTCCGTCGATCCAATGTCATTCAAGGCATACACAGGAGAGCCAAACTGACTGCCATCAGCCAATACAGGCGGAAGCAGGCTATTCGTCTGAGAACCTACCGGAGCAGTCGGATCAGTCGCAGTCGGATCAGTCGCAGTCGGATCGCCGCCGTCAGCAAGATGATGACGCGACAAGGCTAGTGCGCGCCGATATGCTCCAAAGCGAGGATCCTCTGCATTCATTACTCAGTCCCGCCCTTATATGCGGGATCAGTGCCCTCAATCGGATTCTCTTGCGCCTCAAGCCTATTCAACATACCTGGATCAAGCATCCGATTGACGATCGCCATCGCACCTGGCGTCTCTGCAATCTTCTCAGCTAATTGAACCGCTGCGATACGCTCCTTACTCTCACGATCGCGCTGCCTATTCGTCGCATCCAATACAGAAGCCTGATGCTTGCTCGCCGTCTCAATGCGCGCCGCTTCCAACTCAGCCTGCTTAGCCTGGATATCACGCTGACGGTTTACCTGATCCGCTTGCAACTCTGCGTGCTTCAATGCCAGTTCCTGGCTTTGCAATTGCAACTGAGCCATCGCAGTCGGATCTTGCGGCTGACCATTCGCGCCAACCTGATCCTTTTTAATCTGAGACTGAACGCTCGCGACCTTAGCCTGAGCCTCCATCGTCTTAGCGTCCGCCATCTGCTTCTGAATCTTCAGCGTCTGGATTTCAGCCATCTGATCGCCAGTAGGCTCATCACGATCCTGCTCAGGCTTCATAAACTGCTCTGGATTAGACCAGCCCATCGCCTTCAGCGCAGCAATGTCACACGCTACAGCATCATACATCTGAGGATTGGCAGCCTGTAATGCCTTCAACGCCTCAATCTTCATCTGACGCTGCATCTGGCTCGCCGTGTTCGGATCAGCCTGAGGCGTCAAATCATATGTGTTAATCGCCTGAACAAATAACTGCTCAGTCCATTCCGTTCCAGAAATACCCTTTTCAGCAATGAAACTATCCGGATGCTCCTTAAACGTCCGAATCAGCAACTTGAACTCTTCAGACTGAGCACGATGAAGGCGCTTGTGAACGCTATTCATCACCTTCGTCGCCTGGTCAATCATCGCCAGCGTCGTGCCAACAGGCGCATCCTGCCTGCCCTCACCAACAGCCAATTCAGCCGTGCCACCGACACGCTGACCAGTCTCAACAATGTTCTGAACAAGCGAGAACATCGCCGGCCCTGGCTCCTTATAAGGCAATGGCATCACAGCCTGGCTTATCGGAACGCCGCCCGTTCTAATCGTCGCCGCCCCACCTGGAGGCACACGGAAGATATTCGTGTTCTGACGCGCACCATTATCCGCCAGCAATAGACCTGGGAAATTCGCATACATGCCGGCGTCAATCATTTCACGCCATAACGCCGTCACAGCCGTCGTCGTGTTGCCCAGTATATGAAGCAGCCCGATATCGTAAAACCCAAGACCAGGCACAAACGTGAACTTAACGAAATTCCTGCGAGCCTTAGGAAGGACATCACCATCCTCACCAGTAGGCTCATCATAGTTCCGGGTAATGGAAAGAATTTCCCTGCTGGAGACGTCAATCGTCACCCGATACGGGATTTCTAACCCCGTTATCTTGCCCTTATGCTTGTGCTCAAAACCCACAATATCGAGTTCACAATAGCACTCATATATTTCACGATCACGGTCTTCAGGATTAACCGCATCTGGGCTAACCCCTTGTTGTGACGCCTTTTCAAGCTGCACAGCGTCAATGTCATTCTGGCCTGGTGTAATTAAATCAACATCACGATACACACCCAATATCTGTAAACGCTTCACAGTAGACGGACGCATCATGACTCTATGTGTCACTCTTCTTGCGTCTTCTAGTGTAACCGCCATGTTATTGACGATTAGATCCTCTGCATCCACAGTCTCTGATACTGGTCTCATACGCAGGGGACAGAAATAGGGTTTCTTGAAAGATGTTCCGCCGAAGCCAAGCATAAAGAGCATTCGGTCTGTATCTGGATAGTATTCGCTCGCCGTATCTGTGAGGTAGTGGTTGAGGTCTTGTTCTAGGGTTGTGGCGAGTTCATCTGTTTCTATTGTCGCCCCGTTTAGATCCACCCGAACCTTAACTGGTCCATCTGTAGGAAGCAGTTCAGAACGAGCATTCGCCTGGAACCGTAATACCGCCTCAAGCAACAATGGATGACGAACCTTGCTCATCCCCTCAACAGGAGCACCATCTGCCTGACCAGCAGAAGATCCATGCTCCATCTTTAATCCAAGCAGCCTCAATCCAGCAGCGCGATCTTCTACCCAGTCTTGGCGACTATCCAGGTCATCCTGAATGCCACGCAATAATTCATTCGATATGCGCGACAGTTCCATCTGATCGATATCGTCAACCAGATTAGCAAACCATTCAGCAGCGCGCTCAGCAGTATCATCCTGATCTACTGGCTTGCCATCAAAGCTAACCGTGATCGAGCCGTCAGGATGTTCGATTTCTAGTAATGGCTTGCCGTCATCAATGTCGTCAGCAACATCATCATCCTTAGATAATGATTCTAACGAACCTAATCCCGCCATCGGATCCTGGCGAATAGTATGCCGAAGACCCGGCGTTATAGGCATCGATCGGTCTCATTTTATAGTTGAACGATCCTATATTTCTACACGAGAACAGTGCTTCTGAATAGCCCTAAGCCAAATATAACGGTGGAGGCGCAGCACCTCGATGCTCTCGGCCAGCATCCAGCTTTTCAGTGTGTTCCTTGTTTCTGAGAAGCAATCCGTTCTTACGCATGAATGTCAAAGCCATCGATACGCAGTCAACCAGGTCATCATGCTTGCCCTTTGGAAACACAGCGCACTGGTTAATAACCGCGTCAGACCAGGTCTTCTCTGGGGCGTATATTATCCCATCATAAAACAAATGCTGAACTGCATAGAGCCGCGCCTGCTTGTCCATGCTTTTGGGATCAAACAATTGCAAACCAAAATCCTCGTAACCATACACACGCCTGATTTCCTGAGCGATCGATATGCCGGCTGCTTTATTCTCAATAACCAACTCATCGACCTTGTATCGAATACAAACCTCTCGAACACGCTCCATCAGATCATTAAATTCTAATCGCTCTGCCCAGGAATATATCAGCATCGTTTTTGGATGATCTTGCGTGTATTGACGCTGCATAATGGCAGTCGCCTCATCATCGCGCTTAATATAATTTCCCTGGACAGCAATATTGTCGCCGCCTGACCATATGCCCCACACAGTCATAGCAGACGGATCATTCTCTTGCTTCGTCGTAAAAGCAGTATCGACAGTCGCGAGCACATAATCAAACGGTGGATATTTATCACTATCCCACAATACCCACTTATCCCGCGGGATAATGCCGCCACCTCTAGGCTCCGGGCTTTGCTGAAATTGTCCAGCCGTCGCATACGGACCCATAATCCGCTCATCACGCTCAACAACCTCTAACGGGAAACGAGCAGGAAATAATAACTGGCCCTCTTCCGTGCGCTCATCCTCGAGGCCAAGCATCGTCGGCATTGCGCGCGCTGGATCATAGCGCATCGGCAGCATGATATGATCATAACCTAATTGCTTATCGAGAATCAGGCCGCTGGTATCGTCCTCACTCAAACGCTGCATGATCACGACTATGGCTGAGCGAATAGGATCCGACAAACGTGATGGAACAGCCTCAAGAAACCAATCATTTGTGCTTTTCTTAATCTGCTCAGACATCGCATCAGTCCATGACATTGGATCATCAACTAAAACACGATCAGCACGAACACCTGTAATTGTGCCGGCAGCAACAGCCTGACGCCAGCCAGTCATTGTATTCTCGAACTTGATTTTCTGGTTCTGATCACCCGTCAAACGAACATCAGGCCATAGCCTCTGATACCATTCACTCTCAACGACACGACGCATACGCAAGCCATCGCGAATTGCCAGTTCCTGACTATGCGCAACACATAGATAACGTGTCGCCGGCTTATTACGCGGACCCCATTCCCAGAGCGGCCAGAAGCACGTCAGAAGCAGGCTCTTCATGGCTCCTGGAATGACGTTAATAAGCAGCCGATTGTAATAAGATCCATCATCAAACTGGACCTCATCCGTGATCGCTTCCAAATGCTTGCAAATGAACCCTATGTGCCAGTTATAAACGTATGGCTGGCTTGGCTCGATGATCGGCCAGCATTGTTCAATAAAATAAACTAATGAACGACGTGACTTCTCCCGAACGATATCGAGTGATAATTCTTCAATATCATTCGCCGACAAATCATCGATATCAAATGACTTGAACGTCAATGCAGCCTCACCTTAGACCAGACAGCAAAACCATTCTCTGCAACTTCTCTCATCGTATGCGCAACTGAATAATAAAAGTCACGCTCCATCATTTCAGCAGTTTGAATATCGCTTGTCTGATTACATAACACCCTGGAAACAACCGCAGCCAATGCAATCAAATTGGCCCTGGCGTCAAGATCATGCCGATCCAACGTGTCCATCATATCGCTCATTAACCGAAAGGATTCATCACCCTTTGTCATGGCTTTACGTCTATTACTTTGGCCTGCGCAACATTTAGCAAGCCTTCTAATTGATCCAAAGCGTCGTCATCAAGCAAAGATAGATCGACGCGCTTATTCACATTCACATTCACATTTGTCGTCGTGTTCTGCTCTATCTGACGCTTTTCAGCATAGCGCCTCGAAAACCTATTTGTGGCGTATTGCAATGTCTTAACAATAAGATTAGCCGGCCCAATGTTGCTGTTATCCGCCATTTTAGCCGTGTTAATCATCTGATCAAAATAAGAATCCGCCAAGCCTTCATAAGCCTGATCAAGACGCTCTTTGAATTCCGGATGCTTCTTGCACCAGTCGCCAATTGAATTCCGACAAGGCATTCGAGGATCGCGACATATGGATGCTAACGTCTCGCCATCACACATGCGCTGACAAATTTCATCAACGATTTCTGGCTTATACATCGTCAAAGGCGCACCCATACGACGCGCTTTTCTTGGACGACCGCCCTTATTCTTCGTCGGCTTTTCCTGCATCGATACGCAACCCTAAATACTCTCGAACCTGGGGAATATTTAAGCACAAATCGATCAGCAATAATACGGGACCAGGTATATCCTTCTCACCTTCTTCCCATCTTCTTATGGTCCGATCGCTGCCAAGACCAAACAGCGCAACCATGTCTCGAACAGACAAACCGAGACGATTTCTGGCGATCTTAAAGTCGATCGGATCCATAATTTTTACCCCTCATAATCCAATGTTATGTTCCAGTATAGAAACCGGTCGTGACTCTTTACTAGTTTTTCCCAAACTTACTATTTTGACCGCGAGTCTTTTCATCCAGGTATAGTTCCATTTGCAAAATGCCCAGATAGTTTGGACCACATAGATAAGAAAACCTATAACGAAGAACGCCACTGGTATCGTAACGAAGCATATAAATGGATGCGTTACCATGCC